AATAAAGATTTGATGCAGTAATATCTCCACTTGCAGAAATGTTTCCTCTAGCTTCAATACTTCCTGTTACTTGAATAGAACCATTAACAGATGATAGAGTAATTTTATCAATACTTCTACCTTCTAAGTTACCCGTTAAATCTATATTAGAATTACCTGAATTATTTAATATATAAAGTGTTTGGTCACCAGTAGAATAAAAAGGAGTACCATCTAATGCAGTACCATGTGAAATATTACTATATGTTGGTGCCGATGTACCTGTGTAAACTTTTGATACTGCTCTATAAGTTCCTCCGTCGCTTTCACCTATAAAAACAAATGGACCATTCATTACACCATCAACCGATCCCGTTGCAACTATTAATTCCGCTACTCTAGCTGATATATCTTTAACTTGAGATATACTACCTCTACGATGTTTTATGATTTGAGCCATATTGTACTTTAATTGATATAGGTTATTCTAATCTATAAATATCTTTTTTTAATATAAAAATCATTATTTTGCCCAAATTAAAAAAACTCACCCAAATCGATGACTCCCGGTAATTGTGCAATAGGATTTTCAACATTTGATGTTGTTCCAATTGTTCCTACTCTTTGTACATAAATTGATGCAGATACTGCATTTCTTATAGTTGCATCTAAACTGGAAGTAACATAATTATCAACCACTGCCATAGCTCCCGAAACAATTATAGAATACTCATCATCGTTTCTAGATCTAAATGTAGTTGAACCATCCACCGTTAAATTACCACGTAAATCAATTGCACCAGTTATTGGACTAGTGAAATTTGAGAAATCTATTTGTTTGGATTGAATTAATTCTGCCATTTGTACTCTTTATATCTTATTTTATATATAAATATTGAATATATTATATTACTAAAAACTTACCTTTTACATAAATATTTGCTCTATCTTTATTATCAGAACTAATTCCAATAAATTCATTTATTATTAAATGAACGCCGGTTTCTGAATGTTCTATTGTCATATATGTTGGAACTCTTACCCCATTAACATACACATCGAAGTTTGAATCATTTATTTCAGTTGCGGCTTGTAAATATACATTATTAAAAATAAGTTTAATTCTTCTATCATCCAATATTTCAATTACATCAGGTTCTCTAAATATGGAATTTGCTGTTATATCAAGTATACTTCGTCTAAATCCTAATACTAAATCCTTTTCAGATTTATTTATTTTTATAGGATTTGTATTTACTTTTGTTTTATTGTTAAATGTAGTTTTAACTCTTGAATCAAATGAAGATTCGTAATCGTAATTTTTAGATGTGTTTAATTCTAAAGAAGCCAATAAAGAACCAGTTAAATTAGTTATATCATCCTTACCATCTAATAATGCTAATGATGCTGATTGAGCTAAGTAATCACTAACTAATTTATTAGCAAAAGTAGCTCCATCTAATTTAGTAATATTAGTTTTGGGTACAACCTTTGTTATTTTTTTTGTATTTGAATTAAATACCTTCATTATCCTCTATATTGTACATCTGCTGATAAATATATTTTATCATCATTATTTAAAACGTATGGGAATTGTTGTTTTATGAAATTAAGATTAATTCCATCTCCAAGTTCTTTAATTTCGTAATCATCTGGACTTATAACAATTCCATTTATATAAACTAAAATTCTATTTTCATTTTTTAGTCTTTCTATATCTCTCAAATATTCTTTAAAAAACCAATGATTTGCAACAAATATATAATACTGGCCCGTTGTTTCTTTGTAAGTACATTGAGCTTGCTTATTAGTATTATAAGTGTTTACTATATCTAAAAACGAATTCTTCATTATAAATTTATGAATTTTCCAATTATCGCAACTTCATCAGTAGTTGTTACAGCAAATGGAAGCGTAAAATTAAATGTAATAGTATTTGTTGTTATAGTTTTTGTAAATGCTCCAACTTCTTCATAATATCTAACACCATTTATATACAATCTAATATTATCATTGTTATTAACAGTCGATGTTAATATAGATGGTACTGGTATAGTTTGTATACCAGTAAATGTAATAGTATTATTTGTAGCAGGTTTTTGTGTTTTGCTATTATTTAAATTTAACCAATCAATTACATCTTTATTATCATAATATGGAGAAGGGGTTGTAAGTAATCCTTCTAATCTACCATTTCCAGTCATATCTACTTCTGTTGCAAAAACAACTCTCTTTGTTGAAAATGATTTCTTTGTAGTAGATTCTCCATCGTATTTTTCTGGTAATAAATAAGCTTTTACATTTAATGTAAATTCTACTCTATTAATTCTTTCAGTTCCTTCGCCTACTTCATTTATAACATTATAATCTGCAATTGTTGTTCTAAATTTAAATTTCTTTTTATCACCCCAATATTCTGATGAAAATGTCAAATGCTCAATTACTTTATTAAGATGTTCTGTAAATGATGTCCAAGCCATACATTCGTAGTTAACTTCTACATAATCAGGCATTGTTATATTATACAATTCATATGATGGTTTAGTATTTCCTAAAATAGTAAACCTATCGTATCTATTATTCTTATTCCATTTTGTTACAGTAGAATATGATAAATGCCTATTTAACATTGGCATTGATTCATCTTTTGCAATAGATGTTCTTCTAAGCATCATTAAAGGTAATTGAATCTTACCTTTTATATCTCTATAAACTCCTTCTCTTCTAGCTCCATTCCATCTTTCTGAATTACCATAGATTACAGGTATCTTTACAACGTTTCCATCTCCTTCTGTTATAGTAGGTAATGCAACATCTTCTAAATAAGACATCATAGCGTAATCAATATCAAATAATGTTACCGATTGCTTTACATCATTCTTTTCAGATTTGATTTGATGCCCTCTATTTAATTCTTCTCTAATTACGTTTTTAGCCATTATTTATTTATTTTACTCTTTCCTCTATATTTAAATCGGATTTTCTCGTCATAAATGCAGTACATACAATACTATAATTATTAGATGGTTGGCCGCCAATAAATTGAACTTCATTTGTATTATCTATTTCATAATACGATTGGTCAAAAAGAATAATATCTCCAATTTCTGGATATATTCCTTTTTCTTCACACATTAATTTATCTAATTTAAATGTAATGTTTTGTGAATTATCAGGACCGAATCCTTCATATACTACATTTTCCGGTTCTTTATCAATTAAACAATACATTTCAACACCAGGATACCAAGTTTTATTTATAGATTCCCCATAAATGTTTACTTTACTATCGTAAATGTTGACTTTAAATAAAACAATAGCAGTTTGGATGACTGTGTCAACCAATTCTCTTGCTACACTTCTAAAAAAATCTATATCTCTACCTACTAAAAACTTTGGCATATTATCCTACATATATTTTTAAAGGAACTTTTCTTAACATTTCTTGATGGTGATTAGATTCATGTGTTTTATTTTCCATCACATTCTTTCTACTCATTTCTTCTAAATTTTCTCTCAATTGAGTAATTAATGCATCTTTTTCAACTTGTGCTTCAGCTCTCAATGCAGCTCCATCTAAAGATACTTCTCCATCTGGAATTGGAATTGAATTATATTTTTCTCTAATTGCACCTAATAATTCTTTACATAATGCAAGCGTATATTTTCTAATCCATTGTTTACCAACTTCATTTATTTTACTATACTGAATAAAATTATATGGTATATCGGAATAATCAGAAAGTGAATCTGCTTGAATAGTTTGAGAATCATGCTCAAACTCATCTCTACTAATATATTCAAAATAAACTTTATTCATTCCTGTTCCTGTTGGAACTGGAAATATTTCTAATTTATTATCTACTATATTAAAAGTATGTGCTGATTTACGAATATGGTCGTTAAATTCAATTTGTTGCATTCTTAATACATCCTCATATAAAGGCATCATTAAGAATTGTGCTGCTGGAGAGTAATTACCAAATCCTAATTCACTTATTAAATTTAGTGTACCTTGTGCACCAACCGAATATGGGTCAAAGAATCGTGTAATTGCAGGAATTGCTTCATGATATACTCTGGTCACATCTATTGTTGATGATGAACTTGATAATGATGATGAAATACTATTTCCAGTTGTTGCATCGTATGCATTATTTATTAAATCATATATTTGAACTGATGCTGTTAAATTAACATAAGCTTTTTTAATTGAAGTCGAACCCCCAACACCGGCTAATGTGCCATATTGTTGAGCCATACGAATTGTAGTTGGTAAATATGAGCCATCTACAAGAGTTTGTGAATAATTTGTAATTTTACCTTTAGGTTGGCCTCTTAAAATATCAATATTATTTCTAATATTAAATTGATTTATTTGTGCAGAATATTCCGAAGTTGATTCTTCAAAACATGCCCAAATTTGTGGATTATCTAATTCAATATTAACAATTGGATGTCCCAATCGTTTAGCAACCCAAACTGAAGTTTTAGGTGCATCATTTTTAAAATCAATATCATTATCATATATCCCAAATGGAGTTGCTTCCGCCGATGCTGATGCTGATAGGAATGTGTTGTATGTTGAACCAGACCAATATGTGTTTGCAGACATTTTTTAAAATTTATAGTTTTACTACTATAAATATGAATTATATAAATAAAAAAAGAGGAGATATTTCTATCCCCTCTTTTAATTTATTATCCTAATCCGTTAAGATTAAAGAGTGTTTAAACCATCAACGATAATTTTACCGTAGAATTCTGGTCTAACCATTTTCTTAGCGTAACGAGTCATAACACCTCTACGTGGAGTAAAGTTAGTTGGGTCGTACACTAATGGAGTCATAATCAATGGTACATAAGGTGCGTAAACTGCTCCAGTTTCGAAGAAGTTAGAACCTTTGAAACCTAATAAGATTACGTTCTCAGTCATATAAGGGTTTTTGTAAACATCGTATCTATTAGAGATTTGTCCAATGTTAGTTACACCAGCTGCAAATGATAAAGCATCTTTACCAGGATTTGCTGAGAAACCATTCATTGATTCTAAAATAGTTGCTACGTTTGGAGATACAACGATAAAGTTTGCACCACCTCTCATAGTCAATTGATGAATTTTGTTAGATACCTTTTGTAATTTGATACCTAAAGTTTGATACCAAGTACTCTTAGTATATGCTGATGCAGCTGCTGCGTTAGAATCGATAGCGAATCTTCCGTTTGCTGAATCATAATCATATCCAACTCTAGCTGACCAATATTCAGTAGAGAATGCATTTTGTTGCAACATCTCTAAGATTTCTAAGTCAATTTCTAAAGCGATGTACTCAGATAACATTTGAGTTAACTCAGCTTCAGCGTCTACACTATGGTATGCGTTCAAATCTTGAGCTAATTCAGGAGTCCAAATTGCTTTTAATTTTCTTGTCTTAGCAACGATAGGCTCAGATTTCAATTCTAATTCGATTTCTGGAATTGCTAAATCAGCACCTCTATCTTCGAAGTCACCTCTGTTATAATCAGATGGTTGAATATGGTAAGTTAAAGTTTGAGTTGTAAAGTCAGTTGCAACGATTGCTCTTGCATCAATTGAAGCAGATACAAAGAAAGATGCAGAACCTAAACTATTAATTGTAGTTAATTCAGGGAATGAAGTTACTGATGTAGAACCAGAAACTTTGAATGCTCTTACACCCATCCAATCAGCATCAGCAGGTAATCCTACTGTTACTTTTCTCCAAGCTTGAGAACCACTTGTAGCTGCAAAAGATGCAGATAAAGTT